TGCCTCCGAGAGCACCAAGACTCCCAGGTATTTGATTACCGAAGTTTCCGAGACCTTGTTTAATATTGCCTGTGAAACTGTTTAGACCGCTGCCAATACCACCACTCTGTTGGTTGACCACTGAGTCTAAGTTGGCCTTTGCCAAGGTATTACTGGCATTGCCCATGGCACTGCTTGCTGCGTTAGAGGCCTCTGAGATCTTAGCACCAAGTTGTTGTACCAATAAGGCCTGCGGGTTTATAGATAATCCTGCCATTTTGAACAAATTTCCTCTTTATACTCTATTTATTCTTAATAAAATATGCTATTATTATAAGTACTAGGAGAATGACATCTAATGACTATTCCAAAAATAAAATATCTAACAAATAAAGATCTCCTCAGAGAGATACACCTTAGTAAAAATACATATTGCAGTTTCGATAAGCCTGAACATCACGAATATGATTTGATACTGCCCAGTCTAGACAAAATCAATATTAGAACTATAGCAGAAGCCAAGAGAAATAAGGCTTCTAAGCTCAGTAAGCGAGCCTATGAAGCTGCCCAAGCAGCAGGTGGCAAAAAACTAAGCCCAAAAGATTTTGAAGTAGATTACAAAAAAGTAGCTAAGGTCGATGTAGTGTTTAGGATCATGACTTTCGAGCATATCCCGTTAGCACCAGGAAGAAAAAAGACTCTTAAAAATACTGCCGACAGCCACGAAAAAATCAACTTTCCTCCATTCCAACATTGGAAGTTTGACGACAACGATAACCTTATCTGCGTAGGTAAAAGCCACTGGAAAGGTGGGCTTGTCAAAGGTGTTTACAGCAAGGACCACGGAAAGATGACTGACAATCTTGCCCGCATGTTCTTGAAGCTCTGTGATCGTTATGCTACTCGCGGCAACGTCCGTGGCTATACCTACAATGATGAAATGAAGGGCCAGGCCATTTTGCAGCTCACACAGATAGGACTACAGTTTGACGAATCTAAATCAGATAATCCGTTTGCTTACTATACTGCTGCTGTCACTAATAGTTTCGTTCGTATCATTAATATTGAGAAGCGGAATCAAAATATCCGAGATGATATCTTAGAAATGAACGGAATGACTCCTAGTTGGACTCGACAAAATAGTGGCAGTTCTACAGCACCAGCAGCACCAGCAGCCCCTGTAAGCAGTGATGATTGGGATTGACTTGATTCAAAAAGAATTGTACACTATTAGTGGAGTAGACAAAATCAATGTTTAAAAAAGTTGCCTGTTTTACAGACATCCATTTTGGATTAAAATCTGGTAGTAGGATCCACAATCAAGACTGCGAAGATTTCGTAGATTGGTTCTGCGAAACTGCCAAACAAGAAGGTGCAGAAACCTGTATCTTCCTTGGTGACTGGCATCATAATCGATCAACGACTGATGTTAGTACCATGAACTATACTGTTAGCAATCTAGAAAAACTAAACAACAGTTTTGATCATGTATATCTGATCATGGGCAACCATGATGAATACTACAAGGACAAACGTGAAATACACAGCCTAGAGTTTGCTAGACTGTTTCCTAATATCACGGTAGTGAACCAAACCATAACTGATGGCGATGTAACTATCATGCCATGGCTTGTTGGTGACGAGTGGCAGAAGATTCCTAAGATCAAGAGCCGTTATATGTTTTCGCATCTTGAGCTTCCGCATTTTTATATGAACGCCATGGTGCAGATGCCAGACCACGGTCAGTTGCAGTCTACACACTTTGCTAATCAAGAATATGTGTTTACAGGGCATTTCCATAAACGACAGACCAAAGGCAATATCGTTTACATCGGCAATGCGTTTCCGCACAACTATGCAGATTCGTTTGATGACGATCGAGGTATGATGCTGCTTGAATGGGGTAAGGAGCCTGTTTATAAGACATGGCCTGGTCAACCCATTTATAGGACCTATAAGCTAAGTCAAATCATTGATACTCCCGACAAGCTATTGCGTGAAAAGATGCATTGTCGTGTTACTATTGACTTGCCTATCACTTTTGAAGAAGCTAACTTTATCAAAGAACAGTTCATGCCACAATATAATCTGCGTGAACTGATGCTTATTCCTGAAAAAGTAGAAGTTGAAAGTAATGCTGTAGCGATAGATCTTAAGTTTGAAAGCGTCGATACTATCGTCATGAACCAAATCAATGCTATCGAAAGCGATACCTATGACAAAAAACTGTTACTGGAGATCTATAGAGACCTATGATAAAGATTAAAAATCTAACAGTTAGAAACTTTATGAGCGTGGGCAACCAAACCCAAGCTATCGACTTTGACCGTGGACAGCTGACCTTAGTCTTAGGTGAAAATCTAGATCTAGGAGGTGATGACTCTGGCGCCCGTAACGGAACAGGCAAAACTACAATCATCAACGGACTGAGCTACGCTATCTATGGTCAAGCCCTAACTAACATCAAGCGTGATAATCTTATCAATAAGATTAACAGCAAAGGTATGTTGGTTACAGTTACCTTTGAAAAAGATGGTGTTGAATATCATATCGAACGTGGACGAAAACCTAATCTTCTCAAGTTTAGTGTAAACGGAGAGGAGCAAGATCTTGAAAATGCCACTGACGAAAGTCAAGGCGACTCTCGAGAAACACAAAAAGCTATCGAAGAAATATTTCCAATGACCCATGAGATGTTTAAACATCTTGTGGCGCTGAATACCTATACTGAACCGTTCCTTAGTATGAAGGCTGCTGATCAACGAGCCATCATTGAACAGCTATTAGGTATTACTCTGCTCAGTGAAAAAGCAGAAAATCTCAAAGAACAAGTTAAACTAACCAAAGATGCTATCAACAGTGAAAACACAAGGATTGAAACTGTTAAAGCATCTAACGATCGCATACAACAAAGCATCGAAGCACTAGAAAGAAAACAAAAACTGTGGGAAGAACAAAAGACCAAAGCAGTCACTGACCTACAGAAAAGCATCGATGTACTGTCAACTATTGATATTGAGCAAGAGATCTCAAATCAACGTGCTCTAGAAGAATGGAATAAGAATAAAAAGGAACGTGATAGAGTACAGGCTCTGTTGGCTAAGTCTATAGCCACACTAGAAAAAGAACAAAAGACTCTTAAAAAACTAGAATCTGAGTTGGTCTTGTTAGCTGAACACAAGTGTCATAGCTGTGGTCAGGATCTGCATGACCACAAGCACGAAGAAATGATGACTAATAAGGTCAAACAGATCGATGACGCACAGTCCTTTATAGATAACCATGCCGATGATCTAATGAAACTGCAAGGCGAAATGGATCTACTAGGAGAACAAACTGATTGTCCTAAGGTTGTCTATGAAAATCTAGAAGAAGCACTTAATCATAAGAACACTATCGAAGGCCTTACTAAAGATCTACAGACTAAAACTTCTGAAGTAAACCCCTATCAAGAACAGATCGAAGAACTTAAGAAAACTGCGGTACAAGAGATTGATTGGGATCAACTAAATGAACTAGTACGAGTTAAAGAGCATCAAGAGTTTCTATACAAACTACTCACTAACAAAGATAGTTTTGTACGCAAACGCATCATTGATCAGAATCTAGCGTTCTTAAATCAGCGATTGACCTATTATCTCGATAAGATTGGTCTGCCTCATATCGTCGAGTTTCAAAATGACCTAAGTGTCATCATTACACAGCTAGGTCAAGATCTAGATTTTGATAATCTAAGCCGAGGAGAACGTAATAGGTTGATACTAAGTCTAAGTTGGGCGTTCCGTGATGTGTGGGAGAATCTATATCATAACATCAACTTGCTGTTTATTGACGAGTTAGTAGATAGCGGCATGGACGCCAGCGGTGTTGAATCTAGTATCGCTGTATTAAAACGCATGACTCGTGAACGCGATAAGAATGTGTTCTTGATCAGCCATAGAGATGATCTAACTAATCGTGTAAACCATGTGTTAAAAGTTATTAAAGAAAACGGTTTTACTAGTTATAGCAATGACGTGGAGATCGTAGCGTGAACATCAACAGTAGAATCATAGCTTTGTCAAACATGACCCTTCTTAGGGCAGAAGTTCCTGTCAATCTTTTAAGGATAATGTTAGATGAAATAGATCAAATAGAAAAAGACGAGGGGTCTGCAGAAGAAACTAAGTCTGGACTATCTTCTCCTGGCGTTCCTAAGCACTATAGATTTACCAAGTCTACAGAAGATCTACTAAAGGAGTATATTTTAGAATGTACTCAAATGTATAGAGAAAGTTGTCACTATTTAAAGACCTTTGATTCTCCTAAAGTTGAACCGCAATATTATTGCGAACGTCCATGGATTAACTTTCAAAGAGCTGGAGAGTTTCTTCCTAATCATATGCATGGCGGTGTACTAAGTTATACCATATGGCTAAGGATTCCGGAAGTCATTGACGATACTAAAGATCCATTCTCTGGACAACTAGAGTTTACCTACACAGATATGCTAGGAAGAACTCAAGGTGCTACTATGGGTGTTAACAAATACAGCGTTGGACAGACTATGTTATTTCCTAGTCTACTAAGACACTGTGTATATCCATTTAGCAACTCTGACGAAATACGAATATCTGTATCAGGTAATGTGTTTCTTGGACAAGAACCGTGAGTACAGAATCACACGACAAGATGATTGCTGCTTTTCAAGAATATTTCAAGTGGCAAGAACGATTTGAATACAAGCACAGCGACGAAGCTGGCATTAAGGCACGATTTTGGCTATCAGAAATACGCAATGAGGCATCAAAAAGGCGAGTAGAAATACAAGAAAAACGCAAGGAAAGGCGCAAAGCCAGAAAAGGCATGAGAGGCAAACCACTGTCTATAACTAAATGAGTGCAGTGGACATATCAAAATCAACCCGTAGAAGAAATACCTGAAGGCTACATTGGCTTCGTTTATCTCATCACCAACACAACCACCGGACAGAAGTACATAGGCAAGAAACTAGCACAGTTTAAACGTACTAAACCACCACTCAAAGGCAAAAAACTTAAACGCAGAAGCACAGTAGAAAGCGATTGGCGCGATTACTGGGGTTCTAGCGATAGGTTAAACGCAGATGTCCAAGCATTAGGTCCGGAAAACTTCACCCGAGAAATACTCTACTACTGTAAATCTAAGGCAGAAATGGGCTATTTAGAGGCTAGAGAACAGTTTGAACGCAGAGTTTTAGAAACTGACGAGTATTATAATGGCATTATAAACGTCAGAGTAGGCGGTTCAAACATACTTAGGCAGCGTCTAGAAGAGCATAAAAAGGCCAAATAATCGCCAAAAAAACCCGCACCGGTGACTGTTATGGTGCCCGAAATCCGCTCTGATGTGTGGCGGTAAGGAAGCTCTACCTTGGTGAAGAGCGACTCAACCACTATCCTTAACAGGACGTTGATAGCAAAGACCTTGCTGTTTGGTTGTTTTTGAGAGCGAAATAAGGCAAAATGAGGGGAGAAAAACCCCACGTATACGTAAGTGATAGCAGATTTACGTATGCCGCCGTTGTATAAAGACGGAGCTCGAGGTACCGGACAACCGCCTCTGTAATGCTCTACTGCTGTGTGACTTGCCGAACTCGGATAAAGCTCAAACTTTTAGCCCGGAAACGGGCTAAGTGTGACCATTAGAATCTGGATAATGCTAAACTTTCCGCTTCGCGGAAAAAAGATTTTTAGATCATCTAGATAAAAATCTAAAAAAAGAAAAAATGCGCTGAGCGTAAGCGAAAGCGCAAACGAGCGTTAGCTCGTTTTACCGATAAATAAACATATGAATACTTTTCTGCTTGAACAACATATGGCTGATTCTCGAGAAATACTAAGAGAATCCTGTTATTACCTAACTCTAGATCAAAGAAGGATTGTAGAAGGCTACTACCGCGACATGCTTCCACTGATCGAAGCATCATTAACCGCTGATCAGATCACACAGATATTTGGTGAGATCGAAAAGCAAAGTATCGCAGGTGGACAAAGCAGAACAGTCATTGGTGCTGGCAAAGATGCTATCAAGAAAGCAGATGAAATCATCAACAAAGCAGGACGTTGGCTACAGGACACTACTCCTGTTAAAGCATTTGATCAAAAGTTTGAGGACCTAAAAGCCAAGGTCGCTGAGAAGTTTCCAGATCTAGCAGAAAAAACCGCGGCCTTAGGTGAGTGGGTCAAGGCCAATCCTGGTAAATCAGCAGCAGTCATCGGCATACTCACAGCACTAGCTTCACTAGCAGGTGGTCCTGTAGGCGGTGCTATCGCTGGTCAGGTCTTGCGTGGTGCCAATGAACTGCTCAAAGGTGAGAAACTATCCACTGCTATTGGCAAAGGTATCAAGACAGCGGCTCTGGGTTATCTATCTGGTAAAGCCTTTCAAATGTTGGGCAACTGGATGGCTGGATTCCGTGAGCAGTCTATACCATTTGGTCCTGAGGATGCAGGACTTGAACAGATCAGTTGGGACGCTAGTAAAACACTAAGAGCTCCAGGCATGGAGTGGACACAGACCACTCAAGGATTCAATGCCTTAGTTAAACCTGAAGAAGCCAGTGCTATCCGTGCTGCGATGAATCTAGTTAAATCCGGAGGTGATGGTGCTGCTGAAGGTTTTGATCAACTTAAAAATATAGCAGACATAGTTAGAAGCCAAGAATATACGTCTAGCATGGATCAACTAGTCCAAGGTGCATGGAAGGCTGCTAAGGATAATGACAGCCTACTACAGTTTATCAATGCTACCAAGACTGGCATGCAGGCTGCTTCGCAGGGTGCAGTGGCAGCAGCTGGAGCAGCAGCACCAGCTAAACAAGAAAGTTATTATCTACAGACTCGTCCACTCAGCGAAGGACAGGTCTATATGATCGTGAATCGTGTTCTTACTGAAGCAGGATTCTTGGACAAGGCCAAGGAGCTAGGTGGCAAGGCTCTAGGCGCAGTGACCAAAGGTGTTGCCTGGGCAGGCAAACAGGCCACTGAAAAGGTCACATCCGCCAAACTATTAGCTGCATGGAAGCTAGAAGGTTCGCCTACAGACTCTGAGCAGCTGAGAAAGTTCCTACAGAACTATGGCGGCATCGATCCTAAGATCGTGGATCAGGTCTACACAGACATGAAACTGCCTGTAGGACCTCAGGAACCTACGCTAGATCCTGTCAAAGCTACCAGTGCATACATGCAGATCAAAGACCAAGTATTAAAGTTAAATAAGAAACAGCAGAAGCGTATCATGGCATACCTGCAAAAAGACCTAGGAACCGCATAAAATGAAATTAAATGAAATCATAACTGAATCAGAACAACAACATCTAGAATATCTTGAAGAAGGTCCTCTAGGAAGCCTAGGCACAGCAGTAGGCAAAGGGGTAGGCGGATTGGCCAAAGGTGTAGGAGCCGTAGCAGGCGGTGTTGCAGGTATTGGCAAAGCCTTCAAGAAAGGTTATGCCACTGGCAAAGCCACAGTAGCAGGCGATCCTGATCCTTATCCAGATGCTCCAGACGCAGCAGCACCCGCAAAAAGTGCGGCAGCAGCACCCGCAGGCGGAGAAGAACCAGCAGCGGCAGCACCTGCAGGTGGAGCAGCAGCAGCTCCAGCAAGTGGCGCTAGCGCACCCGCAGCAGGTGGCGCAGGTTCAGCTCCTGGAAATACAACAAATGTTAATGTATCAGGCGGTAATGCAGCCGGAGGCGCAGCAGCACCAGCTACTACCGCCGCAGATGCTAATGCACAAGGTCCTAAAGGTACAGCACCCGCAAAAGCACAGACAGGTGCAGCAGCACAAGCCATGAAGAAAACAGCAGATGCTACCGCAGGCGCAGGTGCAGAAAAAGCAGGACAGACAGTCTATGCACAGGTCAAAGCATCATTGAACCAGCTAGACAAGAAAGGCAAGCAACGTATCCTACAGCTACTACAAAAATCTCTAGCACAACCTGGACCAGCTGACCAAAAAGCAGCGGCAGGTGCAGCAGCACCAGCAGCAGGTGGTGCTCCAGCAGCAGAACCAGCAGCGGCAGCAACTCCTCCGGGAGCTCCTCCAGCACCAGCAGGTTCAGAACCAGCAGCAGAACCAGCAGCCGCAACAGCAGCACCAGCAGCCGCAACAGCAGAACCAGTAGCAGGTGGCGCAGCAGCACCAGCACCAAAACGCACTGGTGGCAAAGTTGCCGGACAAGTTAGCCAAACACCTGGCGCTATCAGAAAACGTCAAGCTCGTGCCGCTAAGAAAGGTGCAGCAGAGCCAGCACCAGGCGCAGCACCTGATCAAGCTACTATCGATGCTGACCGTGAGCGTATCATGGGACCAACTAGCGACAGCATTATTCGCACAGGCAACAGTCTAAGCGAAGCACTAGCAGCTAAGATTGAATCTAAGAAGCGTGAGATATTTGAAGTTGAGTTAGTCAACGGTCGTGCGAGCTTGTTCAGAAAATGAGAATCAGTGAACTGATCGAAAAAAATCTAGAAATAGATAATACAGATCCTTACGATAAAGGAAAAAAGTTTGGTCAAAAACTATTAAGTCCTTTATCGTGGATTAACACTGATTCTGATAAAGAAAAAGTTGATCCTAATCTTATACAGAATCCTGCCGCTTTTATGAGCAGTGGACAAAATAGTCTAGATCTAGTAATACGAGGTAAAGCTCTTTATTCAGCAGACAAAACATTTATACAACGTGTACTAGATCAGATAACCAGTGGGCAGATGAAACCCTCTAACGATATTGATGCTAAAGCATTGGTGTCAGGTTTAAGAGCAGCACTTAGTGGTAGAGCTGCTAATCCTCAGCAGATTGAAGCTATCAAACAGTTCCACAAACAGTTCCGTTAAAAAAACGGCAATCCAGATTTCTTAGTAGTTTCTAAATTTTCTTTGATTATCTCACCTATGATCTGTCTTTCTTCATAGCTGAGATGCATAGCTTCAGAAAAACTCATTCCGCGCATATACCAACAGAGCTTCATGGCTTCTTTTTTGATTTCTCTAGCCTGTGCGTCTAGTTTCGCAGATTCCTGTAAAATCTCCGGCAGAGATAGATTTAAGATTTTACTACGAAAAAATTTGATTGGTCCATAGTGATAGGAATATCAAACGTTTCCTTACACTCTCCGCACTGGACATTTTGAGCTTTTAGCTCAACTTGCTCTCTTAACAACTTAAGGCGATCTTGTATTTGATCAAAGATATCCTTGCTAGTGTTATTGATAAACTCTTTGATGATTTTTTTATCAGTAGTTTCACCATCGGGTGTTACGACTCGACTAATACACTCAGCTACAATCTCAACAGTTAGTTCTGTGAGCTTGACAAAGCTCTTGCCAAACTGATCAACTTTTTGCTCGTCAGTTAACTTTTCATCATTGATGATTGTGAATATCTTTTGTTGCTCTAAAGTCTTAAGTTGTGTCTTTGTAACTTCTTGATATGTATACGGTCTAATATAGATCTGTAAGGGATCTACTTCGATCATATCTCGGTATTCAAATGCAGCAAACAATGCCATCCAGTTGTTAAGATCAATGTCATAGGTGTTTTCTGCATTACAATAAGGACAGTTAGAATCGATCTCCATCTTTTCGCCATAGGTAGCGATTCGAATAGCGATCAGTGCAAAATCAAGATCGATAGCAGGCATTAACCAAGGATCTTTGATAGCAGGTATACAACTTTTAATAAGTTCTACAGTGCTAGCACCAGTAAGCAGAGCATCTGGTGTTTTAAACAGTAGTTCATCCTTGGCTGTCATAGCATATACAGGATATTCTTCGTTGGTGCTGACATCTAGAGCACCAGGAGGATAAAACCGTCCTTTACTAGGCAGTTTTACATATAGTTTTGGTTGTCTGTACCAACCCGCTAAGGGATTCTTTTTAGGTTGATTGACATTCTCTAGATCACTCATTTTTTCTCCAATAAATAATATTGTATCATATGCCAGTATTTATATACGCATAAAACCATGGAAAACTAAAGATGGCAGCATCCGTCCTAATAGACATACCCGGAGTTGGAACAGTAGAAGCCAAAAATGCGGCCTCTGAAGCCACGCTACAGGAAATATTAAAAGTAGTTAGAAAAGCCGATAAAGAAACCGGGGGATTTAAAAAGAATCCTGGGGACAAAGGCGGTGGTGGCGGTGGCGACACCGGAGGTGGTGGCGGCGGATCTAAAGCTGGTAGCGGCCTGGAATCTCTAGGAAAGCTAGCCTACGCAACAGGTTTTGCATTTGCTAAAGTTGAAAAAGCAGTAAAATGGACTACTGGTGCTATCGTAGGGCTTGGTGAAGGTAGCACAAAACTCATAGAACAGTTTTCTAAAGTAGGAGATGATGTTAACAGTGCGGCCGCAGTATTCAGTAAGGTTCCTATTGTTGGAACGATGTTTAGTGCGGTAGCAGCCGCAGCTTCTGGAGTAGTTAAATCATATCAAGATGCCGCAGCCAGTGGAGCTACATTCACAGGTAGTGTTAATCAGTTTGCTGCCGCAGCCAGTGGAGCAGGTATGACAATGGCCGATTTTGGTGCATTAATAAGAAACAACGGCGCTGGCATGCTTGGGTTTGGAACAACGGTTGAAGATGGTGCAAAGAGATTTGCACAGGTGTCAAAAGCCTTAAGAACCTCTAGTGGTGAACTATATGCACTTGGGTATTCTACTCAAGATATTAATGAAGGCCTCGCTAAGTACGGTTCATTGTTAAGACAACAAGGTCTACAAGGTAATCAAACAAACGCACAGTTAGCCAGCGGTGCTAAAAATTATCTAAAAGAAATGGATGCGTTAGCCAAGATAACTGGTGAAGAGCGCAAAGCAAAAGAAGCACAAGCAGAAGCACTAGCAAAAGATGCTCAGTTCCAAGCAGCATTGGCCGGAGCCAGTGAAGAAGTAAGAAATAGTTTTCGAGATACAGTTCTACAGTTTAAAAATCCCGCACTACAAAACTTTGCCAAAGACGTTATGGCAAACGGTGTTGCTACCACTGAAGAAAATCAAAAGATTATGGCCATGATGCCTAAATCAGCAGCCATGCTCGCAGAGTTTAATGCTAAAATAGCACGTGGCGAAACAATCAGTGTTGAAGAAAGAAACAGATTAAACAATCTAATGAAAGTAGAAGGCGGAGCAGCACTAAAAAATATTAAAACAGCAGGTGCCGCTAGTCAAGAGCTATCAGGGACTGTTAATGCTCTAGCAGGTACGCAAGAAATTAATACAGACGCTGTTAAAAAAGCAGGAGAACAACAAGCAGAAGCTGCTAAGAAAACTGACGGTATGAATGCACAGATGGAAGCTACTAAACAAAGGTTAGCAGAATTTAGTAACGCTTTTCAAATGGCTCTGGCTAATAGCGGTCTATTAGATTTGTTGTTAAAAGCCTTTGAGTTTGTAGCAAATATAATAATGACTTTTGTTGTGCCTATTTTTCAAATGTTTGCTCAGGTAATAAACTCAGCAGGTTCAACATTTATTGATCTTTTAATGCCCGCAGTTACAGCTCTAGCAGATTTTTTTGTAACAAACGTTCTTCCTATTTTAAATCGACTAACAGGAATAATAATAGGCGAAGTCATTCCTGCATTTGTTGAAGCTATACAAACTACCTTGGAAGATCTCAAACCTGCATTCGAATGGATTTCTAATGTTATCAAAGATTATGTTATTCCAATCTTTAAGAATGTAGCATTGTTTATCGCAGATAACCTAACTCCAATATTGATAGGAGTTGTTGGAGCATTTGTAACAATGAAAGCTATACAGCTCGCTTCTATGATTCCCTCGATGATAGCTACTGCTGCACAGGCATTTGCAACTGCGGCAGCATTTATTCCTTTGATTGCAGGAGTTGTGGCAGCCACGTGGCCGTTTTTAGCCATAGCTGCTGCCATCGCCGCTGCTATCTATGTGTTTAAAAAACTAGGTGGTGATACACAGGTTGTGTCTGATGCATTTAGCTGGTTAGGTAAACAGTTCAAGTCTATGTTCCTTATGCTCAAGGAAGGTATATTAGTTTTCCTAAATGCTATTCCTGGTATGCGTGGAGACTACGATAAAGATATTAAAGACATACAGGAAGAACGAAAAAAGAATAGCGAGGAAGCAACTCAGCTTGAAAAAGACATGGCTGAGCGTATGAGGAAAAACAGAGAAGCTCAAGAAGCTGAAGCAAAAGCCGAGGCCGCAAAAGAAGAAGCTGATAACAAGAAAAAAGAAGCTCGTCGTCAGAATGCTAAAGATATCGAAGAGAATCTTGCTAAGAAAGAAGAAACACTGTTCAAGAATGGTTTATCAATTAAAGGAGCTAGTTTGGCTGCTGACAAAAAACATGCAGACAAAAAAGAAGAGATTGCTGATAAAGCAGAAGAAGCAGAAAAGAAACTAGCAAATGTTGATTATAACACTACTGATTCTATTTCATTATTGAAACAGGTAGCAACACAACAAGGAAGTGATTTAGTTCCACAGGCAGCTAAAACTGTAGGAAGAGAACCAGCCCCTGCTTCGGCTTCTGCAGGTGCAGATACTACTAGAAGAGAAATTGCAGCGGTCAGCGAAGAAGAAAGAGCTAAAAAAGCCAAAGAAGCAGCCGAGCGTCAAGCCAGAGAAAGTGGAGGTGGTTCAACTACTAATCCAGCAGCTCCAAAGTCTCCGACCCAAGCTCAAGAATCCGCCGAGTCATTGCTTGCACAGTTAAATACTAAGATGGATCAACTTCTAAGAGTAAATCGAGAATCGTTTAATGTTGCCGAGCGCCAACTAAGCGTTACTAGAGGTCTAAGCAAAGACATGTTTAACATTTAAGGTACTGCAATGAGTTGGAAAAAATATTTTACGCCGGTTAACACTAATGTCCAAAAGGCAGGGTTTAGTCCTATTTCAGGAGCCACACGCCCTGGACCAGCACGATCAAACTACAGCAGTTACCTACCGGATGTCTATGCAGGCTCGCCAAACCGTATCGAACGATATATCCAATATGACACAATGGATATGGACTCAGAAGTTAATGCAGCACTGGATATCCTTAGTGAGTTTTGCACACAATCAGATAAAGAAAACGATACAGCTTTCCAGGTAAAATACAAAGGAAAACCGACTGCCGTAGAAGTTAGATTGATCAAAGACAGTCTACAAAAATGGTACAAGGAAAATGATTTTGAAACAAGAATCTTCCGTATCGTGCGTAACACATTTAAGTATGGAGATTGTTTCTTCATACGTGATCCAGAAAACAAAAAATGGTTGTATGTAGACCCTACCAAGGTTACAAAAATCATCGTCAATGAAAGCGAAGGTAAGATTCCTGAGCAGTACACGCTCAAAGATATTAACTTTAATTTCAAGAACTTAATAGCAGTAACACCGCATCAAACCACAAACACACAGCCTAGTGGTACATCTTATTACACCACAGCAGGTGGATTTGGTCGAGGCTTTACAGGTGATGCTGCCCGCCCACCTGGCACACGTTTCAGTAACCAAGTTAATGAAGTAACTGTTGATGCCAAACACATGATACATATCAGTCTTTCAGAAGGACTTGATCAAAACTATCCATTTGGTAACAGCCTACTAGAATCAGTATTCAAAGTCTACAAGCAGAAAGAACTGCTCGAAGATGCTATCATTATCTATCGTATACAACGTGCTCCAGAACGTAGAATCTTCTACGTGGACGTTGGAAATATGCCAGCACACATGGCTATGGGATTCGTTGAACGTGTTAAAAACGAAATACAACAACGACGTATTCCAAGTGCTACAGGTGGTGGACAGAACGTCATAGACGCTAGTTATAATCCTCTAAGTGTAAACGAAGATTACTTCTTTCCGCAGACTGCAGAAGGTCGTGGATCAAAAGTTGAAACACTTCCAGGCGGTACTAATCTAGGTGAAATCACAGATCTACGCTATTTTACCAACAAGCTATTCCGTGCTCTGCGTATTCCAAGTAGCTATCTGCCTACACAGATTGACGAACAACCAAACAATATCGCAGACGGTAAGGTAGGAACAGCCTACATACAAGAACTGCGTTTTAACAAATACTGCGAACGTCTACAGAGTCTTATCATTGAAGCTTTTGACACAGAGTTTAAACTTTGGTTAATGGATCAAGGGGTCAATATCGACAACACTTTATTCAAACTCAAGTTCAACACTCCTCAAAACTTTGCCGCTTATCGTCAAAGTGAACTTGATACTGCTCGCGTAGCAACATTCGCACAAGTACAACAGATTCCGCATCTGAGCAAACGTTTTGCTATGAAGAGATTCTTGGGCATGACCGAAGAAGAAATCAAAGAAAATGAACAGATGTGGAGAGAAGAAAACGGCAGCAAACTAGCACCGCCTACTGATGCACAGGGAGAAATGCGTGGAGCAGGAATCACTCCTGGAGGTATCGCAGGCGATGTAGCAGGGCAAGAAGCTGAAGCAAGTCCAGATATGGCCGCAGCAGCCGAGGGCGAAGCAGCTACAGGAGCTGAACCAGGAGCTGGAGCTGCACCTCCGCCTCCCGCAGCATAATAATAAATACAATATGCTTCTACGAGAGTTCATCTATTTTAACGACAATATTAATGACTTTGCTGTTGATCGCCGATACGATAACAGCAAGGACAGTTCTGTTTTGGAAAAAGGTGATACACGTAAAGTGCGTCTTACACTAAGACAAATCAATCAACTAAGGCTGCAAGCCGAAGCTCACAAAGCTGAAGTAGAGAGCGAATCTGCTTTTATACAACAAATGTATGCAACCCCAGTTGAGCAACCAGCACAATAACATAGCTTTTGTATTAGGAAACGGTAAAACTCGGTTAGCAGCAAACGCAAACGAGCTACTGAATCTTGGTATCGTCTATGGCTGTAACGCCATATATCGCGAACTTAATCCACATTTTTTAATAGCCGTTGACGTAAAAATGGTCAACGAAATCATCGGTACGGGCTATCACAGATGCAACCAAGTGTGGACTAATCACAACAAAGGCATCGTAGATCACAAAGATATTAACTTTTTCCATCCGCATAAAGGTTGGAGCAGTGGTCCTACAGCATTACATATGGCTGCTAGCAGAGGACACACTGAGATCTACATACTAGGGTTTGATTATCAAGGCGAAAAAGGACTAGTAAACAACATATACGCAGACACAAACAACTATAAAAAAAGCTCTGAACCTGCGACTTATTATGGAAACTGGATGGCTCAGACCGTTAAAACTATCAAGGAATTTCCAAAAACAAAGTTCATTAGAGTTATAGAACCCAGCGATTTTAAGCCGGTAGAACTGACTACAGACCTCGGAAACCTTTCACATATGACTTATCGTTATTTCTTTGAAAAATTTCCAACGGCTATATATTCTGATCAAAACGATCAAAAAACTACCATTTAAACCCGATTTAAAATATATGTATTAAATAAAACACAGCCTAACCACATCTTGAAGGAGAATACTATGGCAGATAAGAACCTATTGACTCAGATGCTTGAGCATCTAGTTAACGATGATTCAGCTAAAGCTGAAGAACTATTCCACGAATACGTGGTACAAAAATCCCGCGAAATTTATGAAGATTTGATCGAATCAGAGATCAAAGACGAAGAAGACGAAGAAGTTGAAGAAGCAACTGAAGAAGATGATGAAGAATCAATGGAAGAATCTTCTGAATCAGATGACGAAGAAATGGACGAAAACTTCGAAGATATCGCTATCGAAGGCGACGACGAAGAAGACGATATGGGCGGCGACGATATGACAGGTGATCTAGAAGGTGATCTAGACATGGGCCCAGAAGAAGGCGAAGAAGAAGAAAAGTCCGAAGAAGAATTGTTCCAAGACCTAGACGCTATCGTTGATGAACTACAAGCTAAGTTCGACGAGCTAAAGGGCATGGAAGCTGGTGAGCACGAAATGGACGGTGACACTGGTGAAGAAGAAATGGAAACATTTGGTGACCCACAACTAGCAACAGTTCGTGAGTACGTAGAAAAAGTTCCAGCAGGTCACGGTGTTGAAAAGAAAGGTGGCGCAGAAGGTCAACTAAGCGGCACAGGTTCACAAAGTGACAAGCCAAGCGTTAATACAAAATCTATCGTAGCAGGTAAGAATGACATGGGCGGTACAGCTAGCAATCTTAACCAAGCCTACGAAGATGGCAGCGTTACACACGCAGGCGCAGAAGGCGGTGCTCTAAAAGGCAACGGCCTAAGCGATACTAAAGCAAAGGATATGAATACAGGTAACATCAATGTTCCCGGCGGCAAAGCAGGCGATGCTTTCAAGAAAAACTCCGCTGGACATGGTGCAGAGAAAAAGGGCGGTGGCGAAGGCGTTCTAAGTGGTACAGGTAATCACAGCGATAAGCCAAGTGTCAACACCCAAAGCCTTTTCCGTGGTCGTAGATAATAGGATCGTAAACCGGTGAAAACTACTCTAGCAGAACATTTGAGTTACGACCAGGCTAAGATTGTCCTTGAGAGAGACGAAGGCAGCGACGGTAAAAAGTCGCTGTATCTCAACGGGATTTGCATTCAGGGCGACATTAGGAATGCAAATCAACGTGTTTATTCTTCTCAAGAGATTGGCAAGGCTGTCAAGACTCTCAACGAACAGATCGCTGGTGGTTACTCCGTGCTAGGAGAAGTTGATCATCCTCAAGATTTACGCATCAATCTAGATCGTGTTTCGCACATGATCACGAAGATGTGGATGGACGGTCCTAACGGCTACGGAAAACTTAAAATACTCCCTACTCCAATGGGTCAACTAGTACAGACAATGTTGGAGTCGGGAGTTAAACTTGGCGTTTCCAGTCGAGGCTCAGGCGAAGTCGACAATAGCGGAAATGTACAAGGATTTGAAATAATCACAGTGGATGTAGTCGCACAACCAAGCGCCCCAGGCGCTTATCCCACTCCAGTATATGAACATCTGATGAACAACACAGGTGGTTATCAGGCATTTAAAATAGCACAAGAAGTCCAAGGCGATCCAAAGGCACAAAAATACATAGCAGAAAGCTTGGTGAGAATCATCAAGAAACTGAGATAACAAGGAGAATCACATGTTAGATATCGTAAAACAGTTGTTTGAAAACAATGTGATTTCCGAAGAAATCAAATCGGAAATTGAATCCGCTTGGGAAGCAAGGATTCAAGAAAACCGTGAACAAGTCACTGCTACGCTACGTGAAGAATTTGCACAGAAATACGAATATGACAAGCAGGCTATGACAGAAGCTGTCGAAGCCATGCTTACAGATCGTCTACAAGCAGAACTAGGTGAGTTTGCAGAAGACCGCAACAGCCTAATCGAAGCTCGTGCTAAGTATGCCAAAAAGATGACCGAAGATGCGAAAGTGTTGGAGTCATTTGTATTGCGTAACTTAAACAAAGAACTGTCAGAACTACACGCAGATCGTAAAGCAGTTGCAGAGAATATCGCAAGATATGAATCCTTTATCGTGGACGCACTGGCGAAAGAAATCGCAGAATTCCACGCTGACAAGAAAGACCTAGCTGAAACTAAAGTACGTTTAATCCGTGACAGCAAAGCTAAGTTTGAAGCTATCAAGAAAGATTTCATCAACAAGTCAGCAAGTATCATTGAAGAAACAGTCGCAAAAGGACTGCGTTCTGAAATGTCACAGCTTAAGGAAGATATCGACGCAGCTCGCAAGAATGACTTTGGTCGCAGGATCTTTGAATCGTTTGCCAGCGAATACGCTGCAAGTCATCTAAATGAAAAATCCGAAACTGCAAAACTATTAAAAGTAGTAGCGCAGAAGGAAATTGAGTTGGAAGAAGCAGCTAAAATTGTTGCAGAAACACAAACCCAAGTAGCTGAAAAAGATCGTGAACTACGAATCATCAAGGAATCGGCACAGCGCAAAGACATCATGTCTGAGTTGCTAAACCCGCTAGCTGGTGACAAGCGTACAGTAATGAAAGAGTTACTTGAATCAGTACAAACTGAAAAGCTACGTGCAGCTTTCGACAAGTACTTGCCAGCCGTTATGAACGGAGCAAGTGCGCCAGCGAAGAAAGCACTAACAGAGGCGAAAGAAATCACAGGCAATAAAGAACAGGCACAAACTTTCGGCGGCACAGAAACCAAGACTGCCGAAATCTTTGACATCCGCAGGCTTGCGGGACTAAAAGTTTAAGGAGAACTATAATGTCACAACTACTCGAGTCACGCTGGTCGGAAACCAAAGAGGCACTACTTGAAGGCCTACAAGGTAACAAGCGTTCAGTAATGGCAACAACTCTAGAGAATACCCGCAAGTATCTCGCAGAAGCTGCTACTGCTGGTGCTACTTCCGCTGGCAATATTGCAACACTAAATCGTGTGATCCTTCCAGTGATCAGACGTGTAATGCCAACCGTTATTGCTAACGAGTTGGTAGGCGTACAGCCACTAACTGGCCCAGTTGGTCAGATCCACACTCTACGTGTTCGTTACAGCGACAGCTTTAACAGCACAAGTGGTACTGATATCACAGCTGGTGATGAGGCACTAAGCCCATTCAAGATTGCTGAAGGCTATTCTGGCAGCAAGTCTGACAAAGCAGCTACTACAGCAGCAATGGAAGGCGTAGCTGGTAACAGACTAAGCATTCAAATCTTGAAACAAACTGTCGAAGCGAAGACACGTAAGTTGTCAGCTCGCTGGACATTTGAAGCAGCTCAAGATGCACAAGCCCAACAAGGCATTGACATCGAAGCTGAAATCATGGCAGCTTTGGCTCAAGAAATCACTGCTGAAATCGACCAGGAAGTTATTGGTAGCCTAAATAACTTAGCAGGTACAGTGCTAACATACGACCAGAACGCAGTTTCAGGTACAGCTACATTCGTTGGTGACGAGCATGCCGCATTGGCAGTTCAAATCAACCGTGTTGCTAACTTGATCGCTCAGCGTACACGTCGCGGCGCAGGTAACTGGGCTGTTGTTTCCCCAACAACCTTGACACTGCTACAGAGTGCAACTACTTCAGCATTTGCACGTACAACAGAAGGAACTTTCGAAGCTCCAACAAACACCAAGTTCGTTGGTACATTGAACAGCGCAATGCGTGTTTATGTAAACGGCTATGCAACATCTGACGATGTTCTAGTTGGTTACAAGGGTTCAAGCGAAAGCGATGCAGCAGCATTCTACTGCCCATACATCCCATTGATGTCAAGCGGTGTTGTGCTAGATCCATCAACCTTCGAACCAGTCGTAAGCTTCATGACACGTTATGGTTATGTTGAACTTACAAATACTGCTTCGTCTCTAGGTAACGCAGCTGACTACCTAGGCAAGGTTGCTGTAACATCTGCAAATCTACGTTTTGCTTAATCGATAACACGATTAATAAACGATCAGAAAGCCCCGCAAGGGGCTTTCTTTTTGACTTAAATATCTGCGTGGAAATACATTCTGAAGACGATTTTAACAAAGCTAGGAGTTTAATGGACTCTTGGCGCAGACAGTTTCCTATGTTTAAACACGATGTTGATAAGATAGAAAATATCATCGAAACCCATATACAAAACTACAGCATAGCACTAGTACATTATAGACAGACCAAGCAACGTAGATTTTTAGAACGTGCCCAAGACGAAATAAATGAAATAAATCGTGTGATCCTGCAGGCTGAAAAAGCCCAAGTTATGGCTTTACTCAGCCAAAGATAAATACTTTGTCTAATATAAGAGCCGGCACAGTTCGGACTTATGCGGAACCAACCGCGTAGACCTAGAACGTCACAAGGAGAAAACAAATGGCACGCCCATTAAAGAAAGATATTAACGGTACAGAAGTACTAGGCACATATGTTAACAGCGGAGCTGGTATCAAGTGCGAGTTTTATGATGGTTCAACAAACCAAACTGATGGTGTTATCATCAAGCAAAGAGGTGCAAGAACTTTCGTAGTTTGCCGCGTAGGGGACATTGGAACTACAGCTAACTATAAGACATGTTCTTTAGTTGACACAACACCAAATGCCGCAGGAGAAATGCGTATTCGTGGTTATGATGTTAGCGCAGGCGGACAAGGTGCACAGGTTACAGCCAACCTAGTTCCAATCGCCAAAATCACAAGAACAACTGCTGTAGGATTTCCAAGCAGTCCAGTATTAAACAGTAACGGATTCTGGGACAGCGAAGATAGCACCAGTTCTACTAACCACGATGAAAAGCGTTATACATGGTATCTATCCAACGACTCTTCAGCAGATTATATCGTATTGACACCAATCACTGCTAAGAGCTAATAAGGAATCATAATGGGACAAGTAGTTCAAACCAACGGCGATTATAAGATTAAGACAGGTGATGGTCACATCATCACTCTAGATACCGGTCCTCAAGTAGGAACGGTATTAGTCACTGGTAATCTTATCGTCAAAGGAACGAATCTAACTGTTTCGTCTGATAACTTAAACGTTAAAGATAACATCATTACTGTTAACTATGGTGAAACCGGAGCGGGTGTAACTCTACGCTATTCTGGAGTACAGGTAGATCGAGGAACACTCGCACCCGCAGGAATTATTTTTGATGAAGTAACACAGACTTGGTTATTTCCTCAAGGTGTTGTTGGCGGCGCTTTTAACTACAGCAACAGTAAAATAAAAGTAAAAAATATTCTAACAAACTCAGATACCGACGGTGGAGATCTTACTCTAATCGGAACAGGTAATGGTGTTGTTAAAGTAACTGGTACATCTAACTATACCGGACAGGTACTGGCTAGAAATGATGACACCATTCTAACTAACAAAGGCTATGTTGACTATGCTATTCAAAATAGTCCGTCCTTCCAGATTACTAGTTCAAATACGAGAGTAATCGCAACAGACAAAGATGTTAGCGGTTCTCTAAACTATATTATAGCTAATACAGGGTATTCGACTTTCGGTGAAAGTGCGGTATCTGTGTTAATAGATGGCGTTCTTACATCACAGTTTTACAGCAACAGAGCTGTAATCCAAGGACTTGAGTTTAACGCTAACGAAATAACAAATAATCTAACCAACGGTGATATTAGTTTAAGAACACAGGGCACAGGTAAAATTAAAACAAACTATGCTCTACAACTAGAAACTATTAATGTTACCCCAGCTACAATCTCTAGCTCAACATTATTTTATAGTTCTCCTGTAGGACTTGGTTCTACAGGACTTTCATTTGTGAATACATCATACAGTGGAGAATTAATAAGTAAGAATAGAGCATTGGTTCTAAGCATGATATTTTAAGAGATAGACATGATAACAAGTACATTAAGCACATCGACATCAATAACAGTTCCAGTAAGGGTTTTTAAAAGTACCACTACCGGCGCTGTGGGAGGAACTGCACAAGTTTCAGCGGTAACTACTATCATGCTCTGTAACACCGCAGCAGTAACAATCACTGATGAAACTGTAAACTCTGTAACAGTCAACATTTATTTGGTCAAATCGGGCAGCAGTTATAGCACTTCTAACCAAGTAGTAAACAGTCTTATCGTGCCTGCAGGCGAAACGGTATTCTTTAGCGAAGAACGTATCGTTCTAGATGGTAACGATGAAATCTGGGTAGGTACATCGGCAGCTAACGTTCTAGCCGTAACAGTGAGCTCGTTGCCAGTATGAAGTTTCTTAAGCAAAAAAATATCAGCCGTTTTGGCCTTACTGATCAAACTTTGTTTACCAACGAGTTTGGTCGTCAAGTGACCAATGCCACAGGCGGTCTGATGCTGCCAAAAGGAACTACAGGTCAACGACCCAAGGTCAGCGGAGTAAAAGTTCCTAACGGTGATAGCAACGGTTACATACGCTACAACACAACAACCAACGCTATCGAAGCATATGTTTTGGGTGTTTGGCAGGTTGTATCAGCACCGGCTTCAAACGCTATCCAAAAACAAACACTTGGACCTGGTGATGCCAGCACCACAGAGTTTGGACCATTATTATCGAGCCCTCCACAGGACGATGCGATTATTGTTCTTGTAGGAAATGTATGGCAGATTTCTGTCTCAAACTTCAATATTCTCTATAACTACCAGGGCACAGGCAACGCCTGGCTACAGTTTACAAGCCCCCCACCAATCGGCGCCGATATTACCGTCTATCTTGGATTCTCTAGATAATCCAAATAGCAATAAATATACGTATCGGGTTGGAGATACGTAATGGCATTAGTCATCAAAGATAGAGTAAAAGCAAGGACTCGTACAGTTGGTACGGGCTCTTTAACATTAGAAAATACAGTTCCAGGATTCCAGAGCTTTGAAGCAGTGGGCAATGGAAATGAAACCTACTACGGTATCACTGATACTGTGGGTAACTGGGAAATCGGACGCGGTACATATAGTTCTGTAGGCCCGACCTTATCTAGAGATTCAGTACTTTCTTCAAGCAACAACAATCAACTAGTACCCTTTGACATAGGATCAAAGACAGTTTTCTGCACATTTCCAGCCAGCCTAGCGCAGACAAACTTCTCTAATGCAGGATCGGGTTTTGGTAGTTTTACTCTAAACGGGCATACTATCGATACCACTGATGCTGGAGCGATTACCTTACAGCGAGCTACTACTGTTAACGGAAATCTAACAGTAAATGGAAACGTTATTTCCACAGGAAGTTTTGCTGGAAATGCTGCTACAGCTACAAAACTTTTAACATCAAGAACAATCAACGGTGTAGCATTTGACGGTTCAGCTAACATAACTGTTACAGCCGATGCTAACACTTTATCTGGCACAACACTAAAACCAGCAGTGATCAACTCTAGTCTAGTCAGCGTAGGAACTATCACTACTGGAACATGGTCAGCAAACTTTGGTGCTGTCAGCGGAGCAAATTTAACTAACCTAACAGCAGGAAACTTAACTGGAACCATACCATACGGTGTCTTAGGTAACAGCAATCTCTATGTAGGTACTACACAGATAGCACTTAATAGAGGACCAGCATCACAGACCTTAACAGGAATCAGCGTTGATGGAAATGCCTACAGTGCTACAAAGTTACAGACTTCAAGGAATATTAACGGAGTTGCTTTTGACGGACAGATTGACATAACAGTTCCTGCAGCATCTAATACATTAACTGGCACAACACTAGCATCTAATGTCGTTAACAGCAGTCTTACCAGCGTTGGTACATTAACTGCACTAACTGTTAATAATACCGTCCATAGAACCGTAGCTACATTTACAAGAAAACATTCTACTACACAGCTAGTATCAAATGCCACAGCAGGTAAGATAGAATTTGACACAGTGGTTGATTCAGTATCAACTACAGGTATAACATATCAAGGAGCACTTGATGCATTTCCAGGACGTTTTGTAAACACCAGCGGCGAAACTAGATCTGTGCATGTGAGTTTTAGTATACCTTTTGATGTAAACAATGCAGGTTTTAGAGCTGCATGGATAGAAAAAGTCGGAGTTATCAAACTTAAATCTACCACAGTACCCATAGCAGGTGACTACCCACAGATTAGTATTTCGACTACATTTACTCTAGCTCCTACAGAATATTTTGAAATATATGCTTATCAAACATCAGGCGTTAACCTTGCCACTGGCACTGGACCGTTTGGTGGAAACTATGTTGAAGTAACTTGGATATAATATGGCACCAGTCGGCGGTGGAGGCGGACCTCCAATATTTTTAAACGATGAGGAACCAGTAGTATTAGATGATATTACTTCTGGCGAAGGCGCTCTAGGCGAAAGTTATAACGCCTATAATCCCGCAGCGGCATTAGGTCGTATCGGTGGCAAGTTATTAAAAGACAACCTTCTAAGGAATGGTGTTGATTTAACCTTCAGGAATCTCGCCAGCGACCCTGATCTATTATACCTAGACGTTACTAATAAACGAATCGGTATAAACATCAGCAGCCCAACTGTAGCATTAGATCTTACCGGTCAGAATATTGTAACCAAAGGGCTAGAAGCTACCGGACAAGCACAGATCGGCAATGTTTTAATACAAGCACCTAATACTTTCAGTACAGTAACTGGCCCTTTAGCTATCAGTCCTGCAGATATTGGAACTCCCTTCCAGCATAAGATATTACAGACCAGTGGATTAGAAATACGTGCAAACTACATTGGTAGTCTTAGCAATGGAAATATCGTGCTTGATCCTAATGGTTCGGGTACCGTAGAGTTTACAACTACTACTAATACTGTTGGCGATGTAGATGTTACTGGAAACATATTTGTACAGGGCAATGTTAAAGCCAATGGCGGAAATATTACCATCGGCGACCAAGCCACTGATACAGTAACCATATCTCCAAATATATCACAAGATCTATTACCTAGCACAACAAACACCGTAGACATTGGTAGTGCCAGTAAGAAGTGGCAAAACATATACACTGAAGAATGGCGTCGATTTACTAATCTTAATGTTAACGCATTAACGATTAATAACAATACAAAAATTGACGGTGTTAACAATACTCTTTTTGACATCGCTACTAACGATACACTTACGCTTTCTCCAGGAACAGGTGTCGTTAACATAGAAAATATAAGTATCAAAGACAGTGATATCACTAATCTATCAGCTTCTACTCCTTTACAGCTAGCTAGTACAGGTAACGGTTATTGGAAGTTTGCTGACAGCAATGGCTTTGTACTCCCATCGGGAACAGACGCAGAAGCACCTGTAAACCCAGAACCTGGATTTACCCGTTGGAATACTGACAAGGGCTACGTAGAGTGCTATGATGGCAGCGTTTATATTATTGCCACTGGCCCGGGCGATGTAGTCAACCGTGATAAAATGGAAGAGTATGTCAATCTTTGGACCTTCGTACTGGGTTAATTCCTATTCGGCATAAATACTATTACTGTAAGGACCCGACCAAGGTCTTTACGATACTCAACTGTGGTAAACCAGCAAAGAGCCGTTAAAGCGGATGCGGAGAAATCCAAAATAGGTTAACCGTGAAACACGGGGTCGTATAGGAGAGCGCATGGCTATTGGTCGTATCAGTGGGCCGCTGCTCAAGGCTAACCTGAACCGTGACGGTGTGGACCTAGCCTTTGAGACGGACTTACTCTATCTAAGTGTTAATAACTCGCGCATCGGCGTTAATAACGTATCTCCTACGGCCGCTCTAGATGTTAACGGTACAACAAAATCAACAAACATAACAGTAGCAAATCAAGTTACTGTTGGAAACCTAGTTATTTCTGGCAACACACTTGCCAGCACATCAGGAACTATTTCTTTTGTTCCTTCGGGTAATCAAGCTACTGTATATCATTCAAAACTACAAGTTGATGAGATACAGATCAGCGGAAATACTATTTCCACATTCAACTCAAATGCAAATCTAGAACTAGTTCCAAACGGTTCTGGCAAGCTAATGATTACCGGTAACACAAACATCACCGGTGATTTGAATGTCACTGGAAACATTTCCGCTACAGGAAATATCACTATCGGTGGTAATGTAACCATCGGTGATCAATCAACAGATAATGTAGTATTCAATGCAGGCATTAACAGCAACGTTCTGCCTGTAACCGACAACGCATACAGTCTAGGAAGTCCTTCAAAGAGATGGCGCAGCGTGTATGCCACAAACTTGTTCACTGATAACTTTAATACTCCAACATTCAATGTCGGCAATATTAACTTTACTGGTAACACAATCAGTACACCAACAGGACAAGATCTCTTTATCAACGGTAATGGTACCGGTGGTATAAGATTAGGTAACTTCAAGGTAGTTGACAACACTATCACTAACGTATTATCTGGTGCTATCAGCCAGATAGTACAAACAGGAACAGGTTACGTCAAGTTTGCCGGCACTAACGGTTTTGTTCCACCGGTTGGAACCAACGCTCAACGTCCAAACAATCAAGTTCTAGGTATGACAAGATATAACACTCAGTCAAAAGCACTTGAAGTATGGGATGGATTAACATGGGCTAGCCCTGCAGGTGCTGCAGGTGCTGTCAGTCAAGCACAAGCACAAGACATCGCGCTGTCTTTAGTGATCATATTAGGATAAGAGAACTATGCCAACAGCATTTAAAAACGTTTTACAATCGAACTTAGGAACAGCGCCAACTACAGTATTGACTACAGACGCTGGTGTTAAAACTACGATAGTAGGAATCAGCCTTACAAATGTTACTAGCAGTATCGTATTAGCTAGCATACACCTAGAAGATAGCGTATCGGCTACTTCTGCGTATTACATACAGAATGCTGTAATACCGCCCAACCAGAGTTTGCGAGTAGTCAATGGCGGCGAACGTCTAGTGTTAGGTGAGCAAACAGCAATAGTTATAACTACAAATACCGATGATAGTGTTGATCTAGTATTAAGTTACGTAGAGATCAGCTAAGGAGATATAAATGAGTTACGTTGGACAGATTACAACCGCAGACATACTTGGTACAGGTAACCCGAGATATTTCCTTGCACTTCGTAGAGATGAAGCAGGCAATCTTTATTTTGCTAAGATTGATCAGATCAACTCTACAGAAAAGATCATTATTAATGTTCCCGGACCTAATGCCCAGAACTACGAAGATTTTGAATACGGTGTTGATTTTTTTGATGGAAGAACAGCCCAAGACCATAGCAGACCATATGAAAATCTGTTCTACGATCAATATCGTTGGGATGACAAGAATATTTTTTATTATATCACAGCCAAAGGAGAGTTGGCAGTAAGAGTTAACCAGGCCTATGAGTATGATCCAAGTCAGATCATGCCACCGGTAGTCTAAAATATTTAGGAAAACACAAAAATGGCAGCAGAGTTTAAGATAGCGAGATTAAGATATAACTGGGCAGGACAGTGGGTTACTGGTGAGTTTTATAACAGAGACGCCGTAGTTCAGTATAATGGTAAGACATACATATGTCTTATTCCACATAATGCTAGCGATTTTTATAATGACCTAGCACACGTAACACCTTCGGGTGCTATTACTCCATATTGGGAACTATCGGTAGATGGTAAGACCTGGAAACAAGAGTGGACCTCCAATACCTATTACAGTCTAGGTAATATTGTCACCTACGGCGGTGTAGTTTATGTCTGTTCAGAGAGTCATACCAGCTCAAACAATCCACAGCCTCAGATCGATCTTAGCAAATGGGTAACGCTATCTACCTTTACTAAGTGGGACAACGCATGGACTCCTAATACAGTATACGGCAAAGGTGACACCGTCAAGTATGGCGGAATCGTCTACGAATGTAATACAAATCATATTTCTGCTGTTGATGTTGCCACAGGACTTGAATCAGATCAATCTAAATGGTCATTAGTTAACAATGGAATAGAGTACAAAGGCACATGGATGTCTAATGTACGATATAAGTTAAACGATATCGTTTATCGTAGTCCAGATCTTTATATTTGTACAGCTGGTCACACATCAGGAACATATGATTCTTCGATAACATTTGATCCTACAAAATGGCAGATATGGATGCCTGGACTTGAACTCCAAACAACATGGAGTCAGTTTGCTATCTACAATCCAGGTGACGTAGTTATCTATGGTGGATACACATACGTTTGTACAGAAGAAAACAATCAAAATAACATTCCTTCAATGTCATCGTTGTCTTGGTCTATCTTGACTCAAGGTTTCAACATGAAGGCCGAATGGGATGGAATGCAATCTTATAAGATTGGCGATGTAGTAAGAAAAGGTGGAATACTTTTTGAAGCAGCACAAGATGTTCCTGCTACAACTCAACAGCTCGATACAGATCCTACTTCATATGTTGTTTCAACATCAGTTACTTCAGCTACAGGAACTACATTGGTAGTGACTAGTACTGCTGCTATCCGTCCTGGAATGATCATTACTGGACCTGGTTTTACGATTGGTCAAAGAGTTTCACAGGTAACTGACGGAACTACCCTAGTGATGGATAGAGGACCAGACGGTGTTAGTACCAACGGTGATACGGTTACATTTACAGGTGTTAACTATGTCTATTGGACTCCGTTGGTTATGGGTCTAAACTATCTAGCTCGTTGGCAGTACAGCACCAATTCTAGTCCTATAGTTTATTCAGTCGGTGATGTTGTCTACTGGCAAAACTTTACCTATCGTTGCATAAGAAATCATAGTGCTAGTACAAAGATTGATATCATAATGAATAGACCTGACCTAGATACAGCTAATATGTATTGGGTCAAACTAGTAGCACATGCTCCTAAGAATGCTATGAATCAACTTGGTGACCTAGAAACATATGTTTCTGGTTATACAAACACAGCTATCGCGATAGGTGAAAAAGATAAGGTTCTAAAAGCCAGTTCTAAACTTCCTACATGGAGCACGATTAACGAGATTACTAACGTATTCTATGTATCAACTACACAAGGTGTAGATGACACACAACACGGAACATCATGGGACAAGCCTTTTGCCACAATCAAATATGCCTGCGATAAAATCCTAGAAGGAACTTTCTTCCATAATGCTAGGTATCTAGCTGAAGCGAATAGAGATTGGATCATCGAAGAGATGTGGCAATATATGTTATATGCCAAAGCTAACTCGCTCGACGGATTCACTCCAAGCTCGGTATTTGACGAAACAAAAACAAGAAGAGATGCTGGATTTATTCTAGAAGCTGTCTTATATGATCTAGGACGTGGCGGCAACGGTCAGACAGTTATGCAGACTCTAGCATATTTTGTTGACGGATCAAAAACACAGTTTTACAATGCAGGAACTGAAGCGGTCATGCCGTACATCATTGCTGCTATTAACAAGATACAAAGTTTAGTGATACAAAATGCGATCACTAGCACACCATTATTACCGATTAACGACTATCAGGTCTTGAATAACATACCTGTGGATCTCCGAGTACCGCAGATTACTGATGCGGCAAATCATCCGTTGGAAACCGGTGCTATCGATGCGATAAATGCTCTATTTGCTTTACCTATTTCAGCGTTCACCAGTCATTCTACTACTGGATTGCCTCCAGCTAACCAAGGTATTACATCGACTATCTTTGTTAAGACAGGTACATATAAAGAAACATTGCCAATCACAGTTCCAGAGATGACTGCAATCGTTGGTGATGAACTTAGAGGTACAGTCGTACAACCTAATATTGTTATCAACACAGTAGTTAAAAGTTCATCTTCTGCCGATAACTCATTTACAGTTATAACTACAGAAGGTCTAAATCATGGAACTCCGGTACAGTTTTCTGGAGCTATCGATATTGGTGCTCCAACAAAAACTATCGGCGGAACTACTACCGGAACAACTTTCTATGTGAATGACACAAACGCTGCTAACGTTGGTGTGCCAGAAGTAAATGAAATCGAATACCTTAACGGTAGCTTAACACATCCAGATGGACACAGTAAGATCCTTGGATTTGCACTTGACGGTTATCCTGTTTATGGTCCTTATGGCTATTCTCAAGCTACTAATGCTAACTCTGCTACAAAACGTATGCAGAGTGGTTATACTCTTAATAGTCCTTCGACTAGAGTAGCACCAGCTACAAACGTTAGCCAGTATCCTATGGGCATGTTTAACGAAGATTGGAGCTTTACTAACCCTCAAGGCACCGATCTCGATCTTTATAATGGACGTTATTGTGTAACTCCTGATTATCCTAACGGCACATATGCTTATTTCTGCACTATTGATGCAAACGGCGACCCAGCATATCCATATGTCCTAGGTAAAAAGTTCTATGGCGATCCAAATCCTTTTATCAGCGACTACTACAGTGGCGGAGGATCAGCACCTGCAGGATATGAAATCGCATATACAAGTCAAAAATCAAACTTTGACGGACGCCAGCACAGCTGGACTATTACCAATGGCGGTGGTAACATCAAGATTAAATCTACTGGTGTCCCTTATCACAGTTTTGGAAACCCAGCAGGCGCAAACAATCCTAACGTAAAAGATTGGAACCTAACATTTAAGCTTCGTGCAGGAACTAACGTAGCATCGTTGACACATCCTGATGTAGGATATGGTCCTATTGGATTCTGGTTAAATGGTGTCGCTATGTTCTCACCTAGCGCAGCACAAGGTTCACCTAACGGATTTACTTCTATACCTGGATATACCTACAATGCATCATATGCAGCTGGCGAGGCACTAGGTTATTCATTTGGTGAAGATCTTGCAGGTGGTCATGCTACGCCTGATAGTACATATCACTATCATGATTTTAGTTTTGCAGAAGCATGGACTACCGGTCTAGGTTCAACTATCGTTGGCACAGCGATTACTAGTACTAAGTTCAGCCTTAGTACATTCCCAGGCGGACCTATATTCCCTGTTCAAACACAAACAGCAGGTAATGTAGCTATTTTCTTGTTCGGCGGTGATGCAATCAAAGATATGTTCCATTTAAGAAACGGAACAGGTCTAAGAAATATGACGTTTACTGGACTGTTAGGTTCATTGAGCGGTATTAACGCTAATCAAACTCAGCGTCCCACAGGCGGTTCTTATTCAAGCCTTGACCCAGGACGTGGACCAAATGACTCACGTAGTTGGATTTACCAACGTTCTCCATACACACAGAACTGTTCTGTGTTCGGATATGGATGTACTGGTATCAAGATTGACGGAGACCTACACAACGGTGGAAACAAATCAATCGTTGCCAACGACTACACAACTATTCTTTCAGGCGGTGTAGGCGTATGGTGTACCGGACATAACGCACTAACAGAACTTGTTTCTGTGTTCGCATATTATTCTTATGCCGGTTACATCGCTGAAGGTGGAGGAAAGATTCGTGCAACTAACGGTAATACATCATATGGTACATATGGTGTTATCGCAGAAGGTTACGATCTTGCCGAAGTTCCTATCTCTGGAAATGTATACAACAAATCATCACAGATACAAGCATCAGTACAGAGCTCATTGAGCGGTAATGCCCAGCTAGTTGGTCTAAACTATAAGAATGCTGGTAATAACTATTTGACCAGTACACTAAACTTCTTAGACTACAGTAACGTCTATAACAACGTGGCGTGGAGCACTGATGGTAATGTTAGCATACAGAAAAACCAGATAGCACCTACAGGAAACTCCGAAGCATGGACTCTTACAGGTACTACTGGCGGTACAGATAGTGCTTACATCTATCAATCAGTAGCGATACCAGCGGCAGGTAAAACTTATTCAGGCCTTTCAGCTACTAACTTAACAGGTAGTGGTATCGGTGCATTATTTGACATAACTGTTACAAGTACCGGTTATGTAGTTTCGGTCAATCAAGGCGGTAGCGGCTATGTTACTGGAAACCAGATGTTCGTACCTGGCGATCAGCTAGGTGGTCTAGTAACTACTAATGATTGTACAATCACTGTAACTTCACTAAGCGGCTCGGCTATATTAACAGTTAGTGTAACTGGAACAGTTCCGCAGAACAGTGCTAGAAACTATACTCTTAGTGCTTATGTAAAATATGGAAATGTTCCATCGGTTGATCTTTACGGAACATTTAGCGGTAATACCACAGTTAGAAGTTCAGTAAACTATAACTTCCTCACAGGTGTAACCACAGCCAGCAGCGACGGAACTGGATTTGTTCCTTCACAATACGGCGTTGTGGTGTTGCCAAACGGATGGTATAGACTATGGATGGCCGTAAATGATGTAACCGGTCTTAATACCAATCTAGAATATAGATTATATGCACGTGGTAGAAATAACGGTGCAGGATATACTTATTTCTATGGTTCTCAACTAGAGCTTTCAACAAACACTGGTAAACCTAGTTTCTATTTTGAAACTGATAATAACAACTACACTTCATATGCCAACTTCAACATACAAGGTGCTGGTACTGGAGCTCTTGTAGTCGGCGATGAAAATAGAACACAGTCAGTATTCCAGACACGTATCACTGATCTTTCCGGAAGCGGAACTCCTGGTGGAGCTGGTTATCTAACAGCTAGTAATAACGCCCAAGGCGGTACTGATACCTATGTATTATTAGCAGGATCAGACACTAAGTCAGATACCAACTATGTAGGTATGAATGTCTTTATTAATAGTGGAACAGGTGCTGGTCAATATGGTACTATCAGTTATTTTGACAGTGGCAATAGTAAACGTGCCAACGTATTGAAGCCTTCCTTTAAACAGTTGAACATCACAGCAACAACAAGCAGTACTAATAACTTTACTCTTGGTTCAGGATCTAACGTGTCTCAGCTGTATGTTGGAATGCCATGTGAGTTTACGCCAACCTATTATACAACATCGACCACAAATACAAGTACAGGAACTGTGCTAGTCACAGCAGTATCTGGCGGTATTTACAATCTTGTAACTGTGGCTACAACAGCTCAGTTGAGAGTAAACCAGCCTATTAAGTTTTTTGCATCAGACAATACACAAGCTATGTTTGGTGGTATTACTCCTGATTATTTCTACTATATTTCGTCGATCATTGATAGTACAACCATACAGATTACTGCTACTATCTATGGACCTGTTGCACAGTTAGTGACAGCCACTGGTCAGATGACTATGAGTTTCCCTGCAGGAAATAGTTTTATCACTGTAGGCAGCACAGCAAATATGCTACCAAACTTAGTTGCACAGTTTACCGGTGGAACCGCACTCGGAGGACTCACACTAGGAAATACCTACTACATACAAGATATCATAGATGGATATAACTTTACTATTTCTAATAGTCTAGTAACTGTAGCTCCAACAGCCGTGGCATCGACTGGTAACTTGATTACAGTGTCATCGACCTCTACGTTGATTCCATTGAATCCGATCGTATTTGCAGGAACTACAACTGGAACCAATATCGTAGAAGGAACAAAATATTATATCAGCAAGATAGTCAGTGCAAATACTTTCCAGATTTCTAGCAGCATTTTGTCAACACAGGCAACAGCTACTCAGATAACAACTAACCTAATCACTGTAGGATCGACAGCTGGTTTCCAAGCTAATAACCCAGTGGTATTCATAGGAAATACATTTGGAAACGTACAGGCAGAAGTAGTATATTATATCCTAGCGGTTAACAATGCCACTTCATTTACGATCAGCCAGACTCCTGGCGGATCAGCAGTTGGATTGATTAACGCTACTGGTAATGTGCTAGTAAGGACATCACCAGCAGCATTTAACCCAGGTACTAACGCCAGCGTTTCTAATCTAACAGGAACCTCAACAAGTACAAAGACTAATGTGACAACTTCTACAGGTACTATGAATGTACAGTTCAGAACATCATTATTTGGTGGTCCAGTATCTGGAACAACATATTATGTCAATACTATTGACTCGAATAACAACACATTCACAGTAACAGCTTCTCAAGGTAGTGGCATATCATTTAATCTAGCAACCAAAACTGGTGCTATGAAACTTGGTGCTAGTGGTTGGGATCATATTATTCCAGGAACACCGGCGATATCTCCATTAGATAGTTCTACTGTTTACTTTATAGAACCGAAACTAGAGTTTACAGACCCAACATTCTCTCAGACAGCTGGTACTATGAGCATACTACCCCCAACTAATAACTGGGTTGATGTAGCTTATGGCGATGGCGATGGTTATTGGATCGCGATCGCCAATGGTGGTTCGACAGCATCTAGGACATCAGACGGCCTTAACTGGTCTAATGTTCCGTTGCCAACCAGTGGAAACTGGACTGGAATCGCCTACGGTCAAGGTGCATGGGTTATCATTAGCTCAGGTGGAGCGACTAACTCTACAGTGCTAGTATCATTTAACAATGGTAATGGATGGAGACCATTTACCCTTCCGTCATCAACAACATGGACCAGTGTCGCATATGGAAATGGTAAATTCGTAGCGATAGCTTCAAACTCTACTACAGCAGCATATTCAACAAACTCTGGACAGACATGGGCCAGTGGTTCTGGATTGCCAAATCAAGCATGGGTCAAAGTGGTATATGGCAAGGGAGTCTTTGTCGCTATCGCTGCATCAGGCACCGTAGCAGCAAAATCTACAGATGGAATAAACTGGACTTCAGTGACATTACCGATCAGTGCTACTTGGAGCGATATTGCATACGGTAACAATAGATTCTTGATAGTATCAAGTGCAAGTTCTAAGACCATTTATAGCTTTGATCTAACTACATGGTATCAATCTAACTTGGCCATCACAGGAACTAGCGTAGCATATGGTCAGGGAGTGTTCCTCGCAGTCAACGCCAGTGCTAACCAAGCATGGACTACTGATGATTGCGTACAATGGATTTCAAGATCAGTATCTTCAGATGCCTATGGAAATCTCCAATGGGGCGTTAACATGACAACCGGCATTGGTTACTTTGTCACTGTTGCTGCTCAAACAGCAGGTTCAAGGATTATTGCTGGTGTGAAAACTAAAGCTAGACCAACAGTGGTTAGCAATATCATCACATCGATTAGTTTATTTGAACCTGGATCAGGTTATAGTTCTTCACCAACAGTTACCATCACAGATCCAAACGTACAAACTCCAGCTACATTGCAGCCAAGAGTAGGTAATGGATCATTGGCAAACCCAACTTTTATTAATAAAGGATCGGGCTACAATACTACAACTACAACTATCGCTATCAGTGGTAACGGTTATGCCGACGACTATCAGACTGGCCTATCATTGATTATCAAGAATCTTACCAAGCTACCAAGACCAGGCGATAACTTGAGTATCGCTGGTAATGATAAGATCTACAAGGTCACAAATGCAACAATTATGTTTGGTACGACAGCTCCAAATATTGAAGCTAACGTACAGATATCTCCAGATATGACTGTGGCATTGAGTCCTGAAGATAATACAGCAATATTGATACGTCAGCAGTACAGCCAAGCAAGACTAACTGGACACGATTTCTTGAACATCGGTACTGGTGATGTTGTAGCTACTAACTATCCTATTGTTGATGTTAACGAAACACAACCACAGAATCAAACTGTTGAAGTTGACTATGGTCGTGTATTCTACACTAGCACCGACCAAGATGGTAACTTTAAAGTTGGTACATTGTTTGGTGTTGAACAGGCAACAGGTATTATTACATTAAGTGCTTCGCAGTTTGGATTGTCTGGACTTGAAACACTTTCTCTAGGTGGTATTGCAGTCGGCGGAGCCAGCGTGGTGATCAAACAGTTTAGTACAGATCAGACGTTTGTGGCCAACTCTAACAATATTGTACCTACACAAAAAGCTATCAAAGCATATTTGACCAGTCGTTTGAGCCAAGGTGGTTCTAACACGTTTACTGGACAGTTGATAGCAGGTGTCGTACTAGTTGGTGGTCCTAACAAGATCGCAAGCACGATACCAGAAGGCACACAGGGTTCGGGATTAAAAGTGCTTAACGTAGCACTATTTGGTAAAAACGGCGGATACGGACAGTGGGACGGAGACGGAATGGCTCTTGAGTTTTACATGAAGGGAGCATTCTTCCGAGGCTAAAAAGCGTGTATTTAAAGTTTAGATAAATACTTTCGAGGATTGAAACAAAATGGCAGAATTTAAACTAGGTAGGATCAAATTTGTTTATCAAGGAACTTGGCAGACTGGCCAGTCCTATGTCGTTGACGACGTTGTAACCGTCAGCGGTAAGACTTATATCTGTGTGATAAGTCATAATTCAAGCGCAGCATTCACAACTGATTTATCAGCGAATCCTAGCAAATGGAACTTAATGGCAGATGGTCTTGCATGGAGAGGAACTTGGACCGCTACCACATACTATAATAAAGGCGATCTCGTCAAATACGGCGGAATCGTTTATCAGTGTAATACGGCTCACACTTCGGCGACATTCACAGGTCCAACCTACCTAGGACTAGAAAATGATCAGTCTAAGTGGGACGTATTTTCAACGGCTTTTAACTGGACTGGCGCATGGGCCACAGGTACACGCTATAAGAAAAACGACTTTGTCACATATGGTGGCTATACCTACATATGTAACACGGCTCACATCAGTGATGCTAGCTCGTCAAACGGACTCGAAGTAGACCAAGCAAAATGGGATACTTTCAATGCTGGTGTTATCTACCAAGGTGCATGGGCAGGAACAACTCGTTATAAATTAAATGATGTTGTAAAATATGGCGCAGACCTATGGATTTGCACCACACAACATACTTCAAGCGGAACATTTGATAACACTAAGTTCTCAATGTTTGTTAACGGACTACAGTTTGAGAATAGCTGGGTTGGCGGAACAACTTATCAAATTGGTGATGTAGTAACCTATGGTGGTTACAGCTACATCTGCAAACAGAATCATTCAACTAGTCAAACACCTAGCGCAGTTAGTTCAGCATACTGGGATGTTTATACAACTGGTTTCAGTTTCCAAGGCGACTGGAACTCAGGTACTAGCTACAAGGTAGGACATGTTGTACGCCTAGGCGGCTACACCTATGTAGCTACAGTAGATAGTCTAAATCAAACACCACCTAATACTAGCTATTGGGCAAGACTAAACAGTGGACTACGTTGGGCAGCAACTTCGGGATCATACACTGGACTTTCAGCTACTAACATCAGCAGCTCTGGAAGTAGCGCAGTATTCACAGTTACACGAGCAGGAACAGTTTATTCAGCTACAGCAACAACGCCAGGCAG